GCTCATAAATCTTACGAAGCCCTTAATAAAGAGCGTTTAGGTATCCTCAATATGAAAGTCAATAACGACCTCTTATCTCGTGGCAAAATGAATTGTAAGAAGTTATGGATAGGCACTCGTTGGTCATTAGCCGACCCAATCGGTAGAAGAATAGAAGTTATCTCTCTTACTGGTATCCGTTATGTTATTCATAGCCGACCAGCACTCAATGAAAAAGGCGAGAGCAACTTTGATTATCTCTATGGCAAAGGCTTCTCAACACAGTATTATTTAGACCTTCGTAAGATTTATGAGCAAAACAACGACCTTGCTTCATTCAATGCGGTGTATATGCAAGAGCCAGTTGAAAGAAGTGGCTTATTATTCCCAGCGGAAGATTTGAATTACTACGACGGTGTCCTTCCACAAGGTGACCCCGAAAGAGTATTCGGCTTTTGTGACCCCGCTTTTGGTGGTGGTGACTATACATCGCTTCCAATTCTCTACAAATATGGTGATGATTACTACTGTCATGGCTGGGTATTTGATAATGGTGAAAAGAACATCACTCAACCTAAAGTAGCGTATGGCATTTTTAAGCACAAAATGACCGCTGTGAGGTTTGAAAGCAACAACGGTGGGGAAGAATACAAGAACAAAGTTGTTGAGATGTTAGAGAAGAAATATGGCTATGTATTAAACGTGACATCAATCACGGCTTTTAAGGTGCAACAACGTGGTGCTGAAAGTAAACAACTACACATCTTCGACCGCGCACCCGAAATAAGACAAATCTACTTTTTAAGTCCAAAGTATCAAGACGAAGATTACAAAAAGGCAATGCACCAACTAACCTCATATACGATTGAAGGTAACGCTCGTAAGAAGAAAGACGACGCACCCGACAGCCTAGCAAAAACTATCGATATGGATAGAGTTGTTGAGCGCAAAACCGCTATTAAAATAGTCCCTCGTTTGTTCTAAAAAGCGTCATTAAAAAGGTTATTGACAAAAGTTTCGTAATTATATTATGAAGCCGAGATGTTGAACGGACGCACAAAGATTTTTACCAACTTTAGAGAAGTTACCGAAGATAACATTGGGACAATTTTAGCCCAAGCCTATCCTCAATTTTTGGCAAACGCTAGTGACATCGATTATCTCTACAACTACTATCGCGGTATCCAACCTATCCAGCAAAGAGTGAAGAAGATTAGAAAAGAGATTTGTAACAAAATGGTGGTCAACCATGCGTATGAAATCGCTAACTTCCGTATCGGTTACTTGTTAGAAAAACCTATCCAGTATGTTGCTCGTAAGAAAGATACTAATGTCGATATGCTCAATAAGTATAACGACTTCAACGAGATTGAAGATAAAGAGAACAAAGACATCGAGATTGAGAACGCTAGAGCCATTTGTGGCACAGCGTATCGACTAACATTGCCGAACAAAAAATATACTAGAGGCGATAAGAATAAAAGCCCGTTCAATATATCCACAATCGAAAGCAATACAGCCTTCATTGTTTACTCTAGCGACATCGGTGAGAAACCATTATTAGGCGTTATCGTCCTTGTTGAGAGAGTTGACAACAAGAGAGTTATTAAACTTCAAGCGTGGACGGAAGATATGTTCTATATCTACGACTTTAGTAATAAAGCATTGCTCAAAAAACAAAGCCATACTTATGGCATGATACCTCTCATTGAATATCCAAACAATGCGGAAAGAATGGGCGCATTTGAGCCAGTCATTGACATCTTAAATAGTGCTAACACCGTTCTTAATAACGCTATTGACGGCATTGAACAATTCATTCAAGCCATTATGGTGTTCAAGAATGTTGAAATCACCGAGCCAATGTTAAAAGAACTTAAAGAACTAGGTGCTATTAACATCAGTGATAGCGGTGAAGTCAAAGCAAATGTCGATTATTTATCCCAAGAACTCAATCAAGAACAAGTGTTGAAGTTAGTTGAATACTTAATCTCATGTGCATATAAGATTGCTGGCTGTCCTCAACAAAAAGGTAGTGGCGGTGGTAACAATGGCTCTACCGAAATGCACGACGGCTGGACGGAAGTCGAAGCAAAGGTCATTAAAGACGAAGCCCGCTTTAGAAAGAGCGAAAAACAATTTATTAAACTCACACTGGACTATGTTAGAACACTAACTTATGGTGATGTCGATTTATCCAGTGCCGATATATCCGTTAAGTTTACCCGTAGAAATTACGAGAACTTAACACAAAAGGTCAACGCCCTTGTGTTGATGTTACAAAACGACAAGATTGAGCCAAGCCTTGCGTTTGCTACATGTGGTCTATTCGCTGACCCCGAAGAAGCCTATTTAGCCAGCAAGAAATATGTGAAAGAACTCGAAAAGAGGAAGCAAAATGCTACAACCGAGTGACTTCACACCTAGAGTGTTAAACGCAATTTGCACAATTCTAAATCAAGGGTATGAATGTGAAATCAAATACGCGAGTAATAACTTATGCGTGTTAAAAATAAAGCGTAAATGCTTATACAAGGTAGCCAATGAGGACGATATTAAAAATCATTTGTTACCAAACATCACTAAACAACTAGACAAAGAAGTTAAAGTCGAGTTCAAACGGGAACACGAGAAGATAGCCATTGTTCTAGTTAAGAAACAAGAAGTAAATAGGTCAAAAGGGACACTATAAAAAGTGTCTTTTTTATACAAGCGATAGGGAAATCGCTCTAAACAATTCGCACTCATGGTGAGGGAACACCTTAAAACGCAAGGAGGTCATAGAAAGGTATGACAAAAGAACAATTAGCCAAGTTAGGTATCATTATCGAGGAAGATAGTGTTGACGACGAAAAGGCACTCGAACTTATTGGCAAGAAAAACACCGAGAGGGACGCTGACTTAAAGAAGCATAAAGATTTGCTGTCAGCCCGCAACAGTGAAATTGCCGAGTTCAAGCGTAAAGAACAAGAAAAGTTAAGTGAAGAAGAAAAGACCAAACTTCACTACGAAGATTTGGAAAAGACCAACAAGGACTTAACTAGAAAACTCGCACTTAATGACAAGATTACCGAATATATTAGTCTTGGTTACGACGCTGATTTAGCGAAGAAAGTAGCCGAAGCCGAGTTAGACGGTAAATCTACTATCGAGTTCCGCAAACAATTCGTTACAGCGCAACAAGAAAAAATTAAAGCCGACTTATTGAAGAACGGTCAAAACCCCGAAACTAATAAGGACAAAACAATTACAAAAGCCGATTTGGATAAAATGGGCTATGAGGACTTACTTAAAGTCCAAGAAACAAACCCAGCGTTATACAACGAATGGGCTAGTGAAAAGAAATAGGAGGAAAACATTATGCCATCAATTTTTGATAGCACAGTCAAGTTCAATGGTGAAGTATTTGCTAGAGCCATTGGTAACATGAGAAGTATGAGAAACATCGATGTTGTCCCATACCTCAAAAGAAATGTAAACCGTAGTTTAATGTCCGCGTTCCCAGCCGAAGCGGGTGGCAACAAAGCGACAATCTTAATCGACGGTAATTTAGGTGGAACAGCCCAAAACTATGACGGCTCTACCGACATCGTTCCAAACAATGTCAAGAACTATTCACAAACCGTTATCGTTATCGGTCGTGTCAATTCTTGGAAAGAAAAAGACTTCGTTGTTTCTATCGGTGGTAGAAGCGAATTAGACAACCAAGCCTACCAAGTTGGTGAAGAACAAGACAACAATATTAAAGCGTCCGCTTTATCCGTTCTTGGTGCTTTATTCGACGGCACAAACGGTGTCTTAAAAGATAGAACACTTGCTTTAACAAGTGACATCGACGGCACTGAATTAAACAAAGCAATCGTCCAAGCATGTGGTGACAAAGCCAAAGGCATGTTCGATGTTGTCTATATGGATAGTTATGTTGCTATGGCATTAGCCAACCTCAAACTCTTACAATTCGCTAAATATACTGACGAACAAGGTATCGAAAGAATTAGCCAAGACATCGCCTACTGGGGCAATAGATTAGTCGTTGTTGACGACGCTTGTGGCACAAACGCCAAAGTTGGCACACACCACATCTATTCCTTCGGTGCATTATCTTGGGAATATGGTGAAGGTTTAGTCAAAGTCCCATACGAAATGGCTCGTGACGCGTTCACCGCTGGTGGTGTTGACGCTTTAATCGCTCGTATGAGATATGTGCTAGCCCCACATGGTGTTTCTTGGAAAGGTAGCGACGCAATCGTTTCCCCAACCGAAGCACAACTCGCAACAGCGACAAACTACGAATTAGTTAAAGACGCTAGTGGCACAGCCATTAACCTTAAACTCGTTCCATTTGCTCACGCAACAATCACCTTATCCTAATTTGGGGTAAGAACTAACTAACAAATAACGGAGGTAGATATGACACTTGAAGAAAGATTTGAAAACTTCAAACTAATGTTGGGCAATGACGAAGTGGTCACTCAAGATGTCTTTGAAATCTACCTCCGTCAAGCCCGACGCAAAATCTTAAACCATAGGTATCCTTATGGCACATCGCTTGTAGAAGTAGAGCCTAGATTTGAGGAACAACTACTCGAACTGACTGTTGTCCTTTACAACCAGCGTGGCGGTGAAGGTCAAGCAAGACATGTAGAGAACGGTGTTACTCGTGAATGGCGAAGCGTCAATGAAATCTTGTCAAGCATACCAAGAATGGTAGGTATCCCGAAATGAGAGAACTATTAAGAAACACAAAGTCCATTCTCATGCTCAATTACAAAGGCGAGGAAGATGTTAAAGATAGCAACGGTGATTACACTGGTGAAGTTATCGTTAAGTATTACCCCGCAAAAGCAATTCGAGTTAGTGTTAGTGGTGCAAGAGGGACAAGCCAAAGTGAAGTATTCGGTAGCGATATTCAATACGACAAAACTTTGTGCTTATCCATGAGTGATTTCCAAAAGTATGGTATTGACGAGAACACAGTATTCTTTATCGACAAGAAACTTGAATATAAAGACGGGACACCATTATACAACTATCGTGTTGAACGCATTGCCGATGTCTTAAATGATGTCGTTATCGCGGTCAAAAAGGTAAGAAACAATGTCAACTAGCAAGTTCACGGAAGCATGGCTCAAAAGCAAGATTAGAAAAATACAAACTGATATTGTGGACGAGTTAGCCGTGCGTATCGAAAACGGTGCTAGAAGAAACTTTAATAAAGCGGTGAATGATGTATCAACCGACGACCCAGTTGTCACGGTTATACGGACTAAAAACGGTGAAGGAAGCCATACCATTACTTGTAGTGGTAGGCAAGTGCTATTCATTGAGTTTGGTGTAGGTGTTGACAATGCTCATATTCCTACCGCTGACGGAAATGATAGACCCGCATTTGGCTTTGATAGACAAACTGGTCACGAAGTAGCACAGCGTCCGTTAGGCATTGATAGATTAGGTTACTATCACTTAACGAGATACCGTAGGTCAAAAGGTTTAGACCCAGTGTGGGTAAGACCAAGCGAAACTGGTGTTCCAAGAATGGCTAATGAAAGTCTAGTAAGGGAACAGCCAAGTCCCAAGAGTGGCTTATATGCTATTTGGACGCATGGTCACCCACCAGTTCGAGCCTTATGGCGAGCAAGAAATAACGCCATAAAGAAACTATTGCAAAGTGGGAAAATGAGGAGGTTAGGCTAATGATTGATATTTCTAACACAGTCTATACGCTAGTTAAAAATGCTCTCAACACGTTTGACCCCAGCATTGGAACATCTAGCACATATAAAAATGCACCTAGCAAATATCCGTTTGTTAGCGTGGAAGAAATCGAGAACATGGTCGATACATTAACAAGTGATTGCGAAGTTGAAAACCATGCGTTAGTCCAATACGAAATCAATGTCTATGCTAAAGACCCAAACAAAAAGTCTAAAGCCACCGAGATATTGCAAGTAGTGGATACATTACTTACATCTTACGGTTTCGTAAGAGTAAGCAAAAACAATTTACAAGACACAAACGAAACGATGTTTCAAATCGTTGCAAGATACGAGGCAATCGTTTCTAAAGACCATGTTATTTATAGGAGGTAAGCGATATGCCACAACAAGCATTATCTACACAATTTGTTAAACTCAAAATCGATAACACCGTTTATTGCATTAAGAGTTTCCCCGACATCGACCCACATGGTAACCCCGACCAAATTGAAACAACCGATTTATGTAGTGAATACCATGAGTTCATCGACGGCTTAAAAAACTATGGTGACGATTTAGAGTTTGGTGCAAACTATGACGAAGCCAAGTTCCAAGAATTGAACGCTATTGGCACAACCCATAAGGCTGTTGACATCTTACTTTGTAGCGACAAGACTGACGAAACTGGTGCTAATGGTAAGTTCTCTATGACCGAAGCCGAAGTCGCTGTTAGATTAAACGGTGGTGGTGTTGGTGATGTCATGGAAATGACAATCGTCATTAAACCAAAGAGTGCAATTACATTCGCAACAGTTGCATAGTTAAAACCTAAAAGGAGGTGTTCTAGGAATGGCTAGAATTAAATTAAAGTTTTACGACAAAGAATACATCATTGAATATAAAAACCGCGACGAAGTTAAAAACTACTTTGTTGATTTGGATAAACTTCTCAAACAAATTGATAAGTTAGAGGAAACATCTAATGAGTATGTAGATACTTCGTTAAAGGCTATCGGCTTGCTTATTAAGGCTGGTCTTGTTGAACATCACAAGGACGATATGCCAAGTGATAGTGATATTGAAAAATGGGTCATGGCTATACCAAACCCAACCGAGTTCTTTAATAAGTTAATGTCATTAGTTCAAGGTGTTGTTTCAAGTGTAGAACAAGACGCAAAAAACTTGACATGGGAAGTGGAGGAGGACTAGAAAGCCAACAACCCGCTTCCCCAAAAGATATTCTAAATTATCTTGATAAACTGTTTGCTTACGCCTTATCGATTGGTATGACTTATGACCAATACTGGTATGACGACCCAGCCTTAATTAACTCTTACATTGAGGCGGAAAAGTTAAGACAGCGTAAAAGAAATAATGAAATGTGGTTGCAAGGTGCTTACATCTATCAAGCGATAGGTGCTTTAGTGCCAGTGATTAACCCATTCAGCAAAGAGCATAGAGCGAAGCCATACCTCAAACAGCCTATTCCTATTAGCGCGGAAGAAGTTGCTGACCAAGAAAAAGAGAAGTATCAACGCTTCGTTGACTATATGTTTAAGAGAGTGGAGGCTAGTAAGAAGTGAATACAAGTTACGATACATTGACTATTACGATTAACGCTGATAGTAAGCAAGCGAATACTTCTATCAAAGCACTTTATACTAACCTCCGTAATCTCGAAGAAACCGCTAAAAACCTCGACGACAAGAGGATAGTTGAAGTCAAAAAACTTTTACAAGGTATTGCAAAGATTGACTTTAGTAATGTTTCTAAAGGTTTGCAAGATGTTGTAAACGCTTTTAAGGCTTTCCAAAATAAGGCTTTCCAAAAGTCACTTAACGGTAGTGGACTTACTGGTGCTTTAGGTGGCACAGCAAATAACTCAAAGCCCGAAGATTACGTTCCAAACTTTACGACCATTGAAGAACAATTACCAGCGGTTATCGAAGGTTTGAAGATGTCGTTCAAAGAAGGCAAAGAGCCACTTGAACAATTCAGTGATAGTTTGGCGAAGTTAGGCTTAAATGCCGAACAAGTTAAAGCAATCATTAGTGCGTTTAGAAAAGAGGCTAAAGTATTTGACGGCTCTCAATTATCTAGCGTTACCGAAATGTTGCGTGGCATGGGTCTTAATGCCGAGCAAGTCAACGCTATTTTAGGTCACCTCAAAACAAACACTAAAGAATTAACCAGTGTGTTCTCATATCTTGGTTTGAACGCTGAACAAATCAAGGCTGTTTTTGGTGCTATCAAGAAAGAAAGCAATGTCTTTTCTAAAGAACAATTTAAACAAGTGTCAAAAGTTCTTGAAGGCATGGGCTATTCCGCTGAAAGAGTTACACAAATCATGGGTAGCCTTAAAGTCCAAACCGAAGAAACAAACACTGAAATGGCTAATGCTAGTAAAGAAACAGCCAAAGAAAGTAAAGAAGTATCTAACCTTGAAAAAGAAGTTAAGAAGTTAGATAAGAGCGCAAACAAGGCAAGTGTGAATGGCTTGAAGAAGTTAGTCAACCAATTCAAGAACATCATGAAATATAGAATTATCCGTAAGATTATCCAAGAAATATACAAGGCTCTTACGGAAGGCATTAAGAATGTAGCCCAGTTTGATACTGGTGTTCAAGACAGTCTATCAAGATTGTCTAGTGCTTTTACTTTTGTCAAGAACAGCATTGGTGCTATGCTTGCACCACTTATCCAAATCGTAACACCAGCCCTTGAAAAAGTTATGATGTTAGTCGGTGAACTTGGAAATACATTTGCCGAGTTCTTTGCTAGTGTCAACGGTCAAGACACATTCTCAAAGGCTACTTATGAATTAAAAGAGTGGAATAAAGAAGCAAAGAAAACCCAAGCGTTAGGTATCGACGAACTTAATATCATTAACCAAGACGACAACGCTGGCGGTTTTACCACTGAACAAGTCAATCTAGGCACAAAGCAAAACGAGTTGGCTAATTCCCTTAAAGAAACATTTGCGAAGATTAGAGAGGCGTTTGCGCCCGTTGTAAAGGCATTTAGAGATTTAGTTGATAAACTCTTACCAGCAATCGCGAGATTGCTTACACCAATTAGTAAGATTATTGGTATGATTGCTGACCTTATTTCTACTCTTGTTGAAGAAACTTACGAAAGTGCTAACAATAGTTTGCTTAATGTTGCTAATGCTTTAACCGCAATCTTTGATGTGGTTGCTTCTATCATGGAAGCACTCTCACCAGCATTGCAAGATATTGTCAAGGTAGTCGCTCACGTTATAAATATCATCAACGGAACGCTTGGGCAAACACACAAAATTATTGCCGACATCTTTAATGGTCTTAAACCAATTATTCATGCTGTTGCAACTATCCTTAAACCTATCGTTGAGGGCATTGCATGGGTGTTAGAAAAGATTTGTGGTTTTATTGATTGGATAAATAACAATATTATTAGCAAGGCTTGGGAAGAAATTAAGAGTTGGTTTACTATCGGGGTTGATGATAGAACTAAAACCCGTGTTAATATAAGAAGTTTTGCCACTGGTGGTTTTCCAGAGGACGGTTTGTTTTTCGCCAATCATAATGAATTAGTTGGTCAATTTGCAAACGGTCAAACAGCCGTAGCAAACAACAGCCAAATTACACAAGGCATTTACGAAGCCGTGCGTAGTGCAATGAGAGAGGGTGGAAACCCACAAGAAGTAGTTATCAATCTCGACGGCAACGAACTTGCTAGAGTGGTTACAAAAAGGCAAAAGAACTTTGGTGCTGATGTCGTATTAGGTGGCAACATCAACTGGGGGAAATAAACTATGGGAAAGTTTTTAGTTAGATTAGGCACAACCGAAGCCATAGCCCAAAGTGGTGGAACTGGAAGTGTTGAAGTTCCAATCGGTGATACATACAAGACAACATCTACCGATGTGTTTGACGGAGGAAGAAACTCAAAAGGCGTAATGATTGGTAATCTTATTAGAGCCAACATTAGAAAGATTGAACTCTCTTGGAAAATAATTTCCAACGCCAACTATGTGTTACTCGCTTCGTTCTTTGCTGATAATAAGTTTTTCTATGCCTACTATTACGATACCGATACTGGCACATGGCTTACTAAATACTTTTATGTAGGTGCGGATAGGTCAGTAGATACCGTTAAGAATAAACAAATTGGTATGACACAAGTTGGTGGTGGTGTAGCACCCGAATATTATGAGAACTTTAAGTTATCGTTTATTGAGGTATAATCATGCTCACTGGTAACTTTGATAATTACATGAAACAAACAGTCATAAAAGACTGTGATGTTGAAATATATAAGTTTGAAGCGACCTCACTAACAAAGGCGTTTGATAAAACAAACATCGAGAGTTTTTCTATGCGAAGAACAAACAAAGGTGTTTGCGAAAGCATGCCAAACGACAGCATTGCTTTTACTATCATGGACTGGGAAAGTATCGACACAACCAATAAAAACTTCTTCCTTCAAAATGCTGGTTATAAGTTTTTTGTAGTTAGATTTGTGATTGAAAACGAAAAGACAACTAACGGTTATGTTTTCTTTCTAAAGAAATGTGAGGTTGACGAAAGAAGAAACAAAGCAACTATCACTGGCGAAAGCCCTTATAATGCTTTGGTAGGCAAGAACAATGCTGTCGAGTTATTCCTTCTTGGTGAGAACTTTTCTTTTCCCGATTTGATTGAAACATTACCAAACCGAGCCTCCATTGCCGAGTATGTTCAACACTGTGCTATCGGTTTAGGCAAGGGTGCTAAACAAGCAAACCTTAACTTTACAAGCACACCAAAATTAGCAAATGAATATGTTGATTTAGTCAGTGGTTTTAGTTTGATATTAGATACTAAAAATATCTATGACTATAAAAAATCTTTAGACGAAGAAGATAAAAGCACAATCACTTATTATGGTATGGTATCTAGTGGCGCACAAACGGTTGTTGGAAGTGACTACTATGATGTTACCTCCGCGTTTGAAAAGCCAACTATCTCAATGAGTTTTGCCGAGCAAGTTTCAGTTCTTGATTTCAATGCTCGTAGGCAACAAGGCGGTAGCACTTATGATGTAAAGAACTCTTATGAATTACATAAAAGTCTAGGCATTGCTTTTTTAGGTGACCAGCATTTAAGTTTTGCTGTTGTTGCTAAATACATTGGTCTGTCCGCTTCGGTCGGTAGTAGATATACAGTTGAGTTTTTAGGTTATAAAAACTTATCATTTGATATTCCCGATACAAATAACTATTACATTAAGTGTCAATCTTTAATGAACTCTAGCGCACAATTAGCGGTGGCACAAACAAATACTAGAGCCTACTATTCTTGTAGAAATTATTACGAATGTGATTGTCGTATTGACCCACGCATTGAGCCATTAGATAAAGTTGCAATCGAGGGTGTTGGTGTCGTCAGTGTTGAAGAAGTTAATCTCACATTTAATGGTGGCTTTAGAGGGAAACTTAAAGGTCGTGTAGTCCATAGCACTGACGACCCATTAGAAACACCAACTCTTGTAACGAGAGATTTATCCACTTGGGAAATTAGAATTGACAACCCAAACCCTTATCCAGTTAAGTTGAGAATTATGTATTCGGCTGGTCATTTGGACTTCGATATGGAAGCAAATAGTTATCTATGGTTAGACAGTGACAATGCTAGTGAACTCAATGAGAGTGTTAGCGAGTTCAACCAACAAGCATTACGCGATGATGTCACTTGCCATTTTTTAGCAAACGGCTATGGTGATATGAGCGACAACACAATTATCTTGGAGGCAAATGCGTAATGCTAAAAGCAATTTATACTACTGGCTCGTCGTTGTTCCTTCCAAATAGCAATGATAAAGATGTTGTTTATTATTATGAAACCAAAGAAGAACGTAGAGAAGCGTTGATTAAATATAAGCATGATAGCGATAAAGATGTTCACTTTGATTATGTTCGCCCTCTCAAGGTCTTTTTAGGCTGTTACATCTATCATTACATGAAACTTATTGAGGGTGAAGATTTACACCTTGACGAGTTTAATATCTTTGACCATGAAGAAGAATACAAGGAACTATTAAGACGCTATGTATCATGGCTTCCACTTGAAAGCAAGAAGTGGTATCACATCATTACCGCTTACTATCTTTTTAAGAACAAGAGTTATGACTTGACCGAAGCACAACTCAAAGTAATTCAATCTACACATGATAAAGGCATAACCAATGCAAAATATAATCTTTGCATTGAATGGTTAGGCGTGGTATCTTAAAGGTAGATAAAAGTTTTTACGAACACAAAAGGGTGTCAAGAGATACCTTTTTTATTTTTTAGGGAAAGGAGGCAAGTCAATGGACGTTTCAAGTTTAAGCATTTCTTTACCAACCGTATTGGCTGTTGTTGGTGCTTTCATTGGTATCATGACCTTTTTAGGAAATCGTAAGAAACAAAATAAGGAAGAAACCAAAGAAGAAAAAGAAGCCGAAGCAAGGTTAGTGCGTATGGAAACTATGTTAGTGAACATAGAGAAGAATACAAATAATCTCAACACCCGTGTTGACAGCCACGAAAAATGGTTGACTAAACATGAAGTGAGAATTGTCGCTCTTGAAAAAGAGAAGTCCAGCAAATAAGCATTATGAATATCGAAACTATTATTGTCCTAGTTCTTCTAGGCATTGCGGTGTTAAGCGGTATCATCAGCATTGTGGTCGCAATCATTCGTGGCGATATGAAAAAGTTTATCGAAGAAAAAATGATTGAAGCCGAAGCAATGCAAGGTAGTGTTGAGAAACTCACCTATGTGCTTAATGCAGTCAAACAAAAATACAAGATTGTTGAACTTGTATTAAATGTTAAAAAGTTTATTGAACACATCATAGACTTATCCAAACAAATCAACAGCAAATAAGGAGGAACGCTTATGGGTTTTGGAAAAATGCCTATGTTACCCGAAGATAATGAAGGTATCAAAGTAGAAGGCGAACAAGCAAAAAAAGAAGAAGCACACAAAAAGGCTTCATCAAAGAAAAAACAAGAAGAATAGAAAGGAACAAACGAAATGTTTATTATTGATTTTAGAAACAAAAAAGTTAGTCAATACGGCTTTTCAGTAGTGAACAATAACGATGTTGACATCGTGCATATCTATTCTCACTTCGTTCAATATAGGGACTACCTCGTCTATCTAAAAGTCGAGAGTGAAGATAAGTCTTACGTTGACGAGATTTTAATTGATAGTGAAAACATCAGCGTTGAAGAAGGCGCATTATTAGTCAAATGGACTATGGGTGCTATCTCAACACAATGCAAGAAGATTTACATTCAATTAGAGTTTAGAGAAGGCAACGAAGAAGATAGCAAAGTTGCACAAACAAACATTGTTAGTATCACACTAGGCGACACTATTGACACAAGTGAAGGTGCTAAACACCTCTATCCACAAATCTTAAAAGAATTGCAAAGACAAATCGATGAATTGAAAGTCGGTAGTGTTAGCGACTTCGACCTCGACTACACTAATGATGTTCTCACTATTACATTATTCAATGAAGAAGGCGAAGCGGTATCACAACTTCAAGCCACAATTCCAACCAGTAACAAGGTTGATAAGATTGCTGGTAAGGGCTTATCCACAAATGACTTCACTGACGCGCTCAAAAACAAATTAGACGGCATTATGGCTGGCGCACAAGTCAATGTCCTTGAAGGTGTGCAAGTTGACGGCAACGATTTACCAATCGACGCTAACAAGAAAGTCAACATTGCAAACAAAGTCACAAAGACAACTGACACTAATAAGGTTTATGGCACTGACGGAAGCGGTAATCAAACCACAATGCCAGTTGATAATGTCGAAGGTAAAGACGGCAACATCGCTCGTAGAAAACAAACAAGCGGTCAAATGTCCGTGCCTTTAACACCAGTGGCTGACGACGACGCAACCGCCAAACAATATGTTGACAAGTTCGGTAAGACAATCGAATTAAGCGTTGACCAACAAACCTATGTTTTGACAGCGACATTAAAGGACGCAAAAGGTAATGTCCTTGCTTCACAACAAGTTGACTTGCCACTTGAAAGCATGGTCGTTAGCGGTAGTTATGATAGCGCGACACAAAGCATTATCTTAACACTTCAAAACGGAAGCACAATCACTATCCCAGTTGCGGGTTTAATTAGTGGTCTTGTTTCTCAAACTGATTTTGACGCTCTTGCTTTAAGAGTTACCACAGCCGAAGGTAACATCATTACATTAGGTAATACAAAAGTTAATTATAGCGACATCACAATTAGTGGTGGCTTTGTTATTGCTATCACAAAGAACGGCTCTACATATCCAATCGCCGAAGTGGTTAACATTTCAGCAACACCAGTTGTTGTGCAATCTACAAGCGATTTACCAGCACAAAATGACGGCAACTTATATGTCGTTTTAGATAATGGTTATTTGTATGCTTGGTCTAATGGTTGGCAACAACTCTACCCATACACAAGTGACTTATTAACAATTACCGAAGTTACAGCGGGCGAAGTCATTTACTCTTATATCAGTGACAAAGCCCACAGCAATAGACCTATCCAAGTCGAAAGTGCTGTCCGTGACGGCGAAGGCAACATCATCAATGATACCTACGCAAAGAAAGTTGGTTATGAGCCACAATTAAGAGTTGGCACAGCCGATAACATTTATAGCGATAGAACAATCGATGAGCCCGAAACCGCTTGCCCACCAATCGTTATGGGCACTACTGGTGGTGACGCTGAAATCAAAAATGGTATCGAAAACTTCCAGTATATGGAAGGTAAGTCCAAGAAGTTTAATCAGTTATTTGACACCGAAAATGTTAGTTCTTCGTTGGAAACTAATGGTGTTACATTTACGCTCAATTCAAATAACTCGGTAACTATTGTCGGTCAAGCGACAGCAAGAGCGACAAGTATGTCATTTAACAACGCTCACCCAATTCAACTTATTGGCGGTCATAAATACTATGGTAATAGTGGTAGCCTATTTGTTGCTTTACACGATAGCGAGTGGAAACTTGCAATAAGTGGTGAACAAATTGTGTCTTGTTCTAGTAGTTCGAGTTATAATATGTCAAGTTTGTTCTTGGACATTTTGAACCAAACTTATCCATTTCCAAGTGAGGCATTAAATGTAACTTTCTATCCACAACTTATCGACCTCACCGCAATCTATGGTGCTGGTAATGAGCCAACAAGTGTTGAAGATTTCAAAAAAGATTACCCACTCGATTACTACGCCTACAACGCTGGTGAAATCTTATCAGCCAAAGTGAGCAAGTTAATCTCTCGTGGTCGTCAACAATGGAATGAAGATTGGGAATTAGGAACTATCAATACTTCTACTGGTGAAGAAGCGGGTAGCAACTCTACAATTCGTTCTTCTCATATCCCAGTTATCGCTGGCGAAAAATATATGTTGAGAAAGCCAACAAGTATTACTCAATTATTTATCTTCTTCTATGATGTCAACGGCAACCCAGTGCAATATGTAGAAGAAACTGGTGATAACCCAAGCGTTTATAATTTAACCGCTTTATGTGGTGAAAACTTAAATTACAAGTTTAGTGTCCCAGCACAAGCCCATACAATGCGTATGAGAATTGAGGGCATTACTACTTACAACCACGACATCACAATCAGTGTTTACTTCGAGGACGGTGAAGGCTATGACCAATACTATGCCTATTCAGCCCAAGAAGTCACATTACCAAACATTGAATTAAGAAGCATTGGTGACATCAAAGACATCGCTTATGCGCAAGGTGGTGGTAAGAGAAGATTAGGCATTGTTGATTTAGGAACACTTAATTATGCTTATGATAGTGACAATGAAAGATTTAATAGTAGTGCCATTACGAACATAGCAAGAGGAACTAGGACAGTTAAATTGCTATGCCCTATTTACCAAGCGATGTCTAATGGTGAGCAGTTTGATGTAAACTGGAATATGGTTATTTATGGAACAACTGGTGGCAGTGTTTATATTCACAATCATAGTTACACTGACGCAACAGCATTTAAGACCGCGATGTCGGGTGTCTATTTAATTTATGAATTAAAAACCGAACAAGAACTCACCGAAAACGAAGGTTGGGTTGAACAAGTCCTCGTTGATAACTATGGCACATTAGAGTTCGTTACTGACCCACAACAAGTGCCACAAGTCGAACAACCATACTACATCGAATACACAATCGACCTTGTAGAGTTCTTGGATAGTTCATACACACGTGCTGGTGGTGACGCTAGTAACTTTGCTCTCGTTGAAGAAGTAGAACAAGCAAAAGAAAATGTTGAGGAAGCCCTTAAAAATGGTAGCCTCAAACCAGCCAATAGTGACCTTGCCGACAACTTCACACCTTACGATGAAGATAGTGGTGCTGAACAAAATATCCCATTTGTCAATCAAGGCACTGGTTGTGGTAATGGCGAAACATCAGTTGACACTGGCTCGGTTGCCTTAATGAGAAAGAAAGAGGGCAACTTGGTTATTGATAATCAGTATGTTAATATCACAACTTATTATGACGCTTGGCGAGGCACAACTTCGCAAGGTGGCTTTGTAGTTGCTAGTGGCAACTCAATCACAATTTCACAATATAATGGCATTAGTGGTAGTGGTGGTTTGCAAACCCTTGCAACACCTATTCCACAAGGGCATAAAGTGTTACTTATCTATAATAAAACTGGTGGTAACACAACTGGTAATGCTGATACCTTAGGTCTTTACCATACTTCAAGTGGTGGTGGAGATACTAATGCTTGGATAAATGAAATCAAACTTAAAAATGTTACAAATGGTTTGCATTTTGATTTGATAACACCACAAAAAACTATAACTGATTTATGGCTGTTCTTATATGCGCCAAGTAGTCTTGCTAGTGCTATGACAATTAAAGTGTGGACTATCGACCTTACCCAAATGTTCGGTAGCAACGATAATATCCCAGCATACTTACTCGCACACCCCGAAGCGTTCTTCAATTACTATCAAGGCTCACTCACTTACAATGTCGGCACACCGATTGTCAGTAATGCGACAACCTTAAAAACGATTGGTAGGAATATTTGGGACGAAGAATGGGAACAAGGTGCTATTGCTACTAGCGACGGAAGTGATAGAACAAGCACAAATCAAATTAGAAGCAAATATATTCGTGTTTTGCCTAATACCGATTATTACGGCTATTGTGATTTTTTGAAAAACATAACAACCCCACCGTCATTATATGGCTATGTCGGTATTGCTTATTATGATAGCAACAAAAACTTTATTGGTTTAGGTGACGGAAACCACGTAGTTTTTACAACCCCTTCAAATTGCTCATATATAAGGTTTTGGACAGCAAGTGATTATGGTGGCACATATCGTAATGATATTACTATTTCCCTCTACTACGCTGGTGAAAGCGGTTACGACCAATACTATCCATACAAAGTGTTAAGCGAAGTCAACACTGGTAATGAAGTGTTAAGAAGCGCGGGTAGTGTGCGTGACTACAAAGAGCCAAACGGCACTATTCATAGATTAGTTGGTCGAGTTGACTTGGGCGATTTAGATTGGCACTCGGCTGGTGATAGTCATACCTTCTTTGCCACTATTTCAAACGCAAAAGCCATTGGGCATAATGTTAAAACATTTATTTCCGCTATGTATGAAACAATCGGTGAAGCAACTTGGTCGTTATACACCGATAAGGGCGATATGAAAGTAGGACACGAGGCTGGTACTACAAACTTCTATTTCAGTAATTCTAACTATTCTAGTCCAAGCGACTTCAAACAAGCGATGACGGGCGTATATTTATTCTACGAACTCGCCGAAGAAGTGATTGAAGAAGGCACACCATTTGCTGAAAACCTCGACATCGATGACTTTGGCTCAATGATGTGGGAAGGCGAAGGCTTCAATGGTATCCCAATGGGCAACGAAATCTTCTATCCAGTTGACTACAAGGCTTCATTAGACACCTTAATCAATCATTGTGACGGGGATATGGAACGTATCGTCCTCGATACTGACCTCGAAGCCAGTGAACAAGTGAGAGATACTGTTGACGCTCAACTCAAAGCATTGATAGGTGGCGTATTAAGAAATTGTCTTTGCGTTAAAGCAAGTTTAGATTACAACAATACCAATGTCGTTGATTTGTCAACATTAACTTGGGCTTGGCAAAGCGCACAAGGAAGGTGGTATGCAACCGCACCAAGCGATATAAAAGGCATAGCAAGTGATAGCCAATTACCAAATATGTTAGCAAGCAAGTATAGTGTCAAAGCATACGCACCAGTTCCTAGCAATGCTTTGTGTTTGACTGGTGGAGGCTTGCTAATGCTTTATACAAGCGACGGTGTAAATAAACCAAGCGGTTTACTTGCCTACGAGAAAGCACAATAATTACGAGGGGTGAGATAACTTCAAACCCCTCATGCTCACAATGCTCAAAATGGAAAATGACGGAATGTTTAATACTAAAGTATTAGACAAAAACGATTAGAAACACTACAAAAACTATTTATTATTATAAATAATAGGTCAAATAGTAGTGTCCCTGTCGTCCCGACCATTTAATTAAAACCCCTATATATAAAATATATAGGGTTTTTTATTACCTCGCGAGCGTTACTTTGGGCATTGTTTGAGCATTGGTATAAAAAAAGTCACACCGAGTGGGATAGCCCCAGTCCGCAAATGTGACCATAGTGGTATATATCCACCAATCTAAAATTATTATATCAGTTAAAGAACTTCCCTTCAAGTTCCTTATCTAAACTACGGCAATAAGTATTCAAGAACATTGATACAGTGTGACCGCTAACCTTCGCACAATAAGTTACTTCACTTATATTAGTTACTTTACTAGCAAGGTTTGTGCAAAAGGTATGGCGCAACTCATGTGCTGAATAATTAGGAACACCCGCTTGCTTCTCATAGTAGGCAAGTTTCCGTTTGAATGTGGTATGTGAATAATTGAATAGTCGATTGCCACTTAAAACTAAACTTTTTAGTCGATTATAAACGATTTGACTAATTGGTATCTCTCTATAACTATTAGATGTCTTTAATGTAGTTGTGATAGTGCCGTTAGTAAGTAATTGCCTTTGGACTTTTATCTTTTTATTCTCTAGGTCAATATCTTCCCAGTATAAACCAAGTAGTTCGCTAATTCTCAAACCGCTTGAATAAGCAACGGAAAAAGCAAGGTAGAATAAATTATCATTAACTTTGTTAATCTCGTTTAGAATGGCGTTTATGTGCGATTGCGGGATATATCTCTTACTTTTGTTAGGTTGCCTACTGACTTTGATAGGTAAGAACACCATTAAAAAGTCTTTATAAACATCTTCACTGATTAGTCTAACCATGTGGCAATACTTGGCAAACTCTTTGAACACAATGATAAGGCGAGATTTCTTTTCATCACTAAAGTTATCGTTGCTGACAATGTTGGAATAAATAATCTCTAATCGTTTCTTAACAAAGATGTTCTTAATTACATCACCAGCAAATAGCGCATGGAAATATCCGTTGAGTTGTGTCTTGTCTTTTCTTAAACTCTCTTGTCTAACCAACTTACTACGATAGACATAATAATCTTCTAGCACGCACTCGTATGTATCAGCCACATCAAAAACATTATGCTCTCGCTTCCATTTTTCTATGGCAAAGGTGTAGTTTTCTTCCGCTTCTCTTTTAGTAGCGTATCCTCTTATGGTGCAAGTTTTACCCTTGATAGTGGTGTGGATATACCAGCGACCCTTGTTGTCTTTATATATTCCCTTGTTCATTTGACTAAAGCCTTAACCATTTCTCTTACTGTCTTTAGAGTTTCAATGTCTAAATTAGAACACGCGCTCATAATCTCGTCTAGCAATGTTCTCTTAATAGTTTTAGTTCCACTGAAATCTTCCATGCCACCATAGTTAATTATGGGTATAACAAGTTGGTCACTCTCACCAAATAGATATGAGGGCGATACTTCGAGGGCTAATGCTAGTCTATATATTTGTTCAGTCTTGGGTATCCGTTCACCTTTGAGATATAAGCAAATAGACGACCGAGAGATTTGGCTCTTGACCGCTAATTGTAATTGATTGACACCTCTAAATTGCATGGCAAATTGTAGTCTTTCCTTAAAGTTCATTTTTTCTTGCCTCTTTCTTGCTATTATACTAAAGCAAGATGTATCTTTTTGTAAACATTTAATTTATTTTTGTTGACAATAATTTCTAGGTAGTTTAATATGGTATCGTGTTTACAAACGAGGACAATAGACAATGAGAAAAGTTAAGTTATATGGCGAGTTGAGAAAGTTAATCAAAGACAACTATGGAACTTACTATAACTTTGCGGAAACAGTCCTACATATACATAGAGTAGCATTACAATATAAGTTAAGTGGTAAAAACCCTTTTAACTTGGACGAAATTAGTTTGATACAAAAGACATTTAACCTTACTGACGAACAAGTGGTTAGATTTTTTTTGCATAAAGATTTACAAACGAGGACAAAAAGAAAGGAGGAATAGGTATGACCGTCATTGAAAGAATTACTAAAATCATGCGCTTTAACAACATTAAGCAAAAAGACCTTGCCAATTTCTTACAAGTCAAACCAACAACTATTTCAAAGATGTTGAACGGCAAACGAGAAATCAAAGTCTATGACTTCTATGTCATGTCAATAATGTTCAAATGCACGATTGACGACCTCTTGGGGGCTAACAAATTATTGGACGCATTACTTGAATACTATGACAACAACCCAAGACTTGTTACTTAAACCTATGTGGTCGGTCACTGATGTCATGGCGTATGTGGGCTGTAAGAAAAGCAAAGCATATCAAATCATGGCTAGGTGCAAGCAAAGGTTTAATGGCTCAATTCCAAACGAGCCGAGCGTAGTTACTAGGAATAGTGTCCTTAACTACTTCAAGACCTCAATCGAGGAAGAAATCTACATTAAAGGAATTATCGAAAACAATGAAGAATTACACAAGAGAAAACTATGGTAAGGACAAGAACGCATGGCTTACTAATCGTGGCATAGGCGGAACAAGTGCCAGCGCGATTGTCGGTTTAAGTCCTTACAAAACAAAGTTAGACATCTACTGTGCAATCACTAACCCTAACGACGAGAAACAAGAAGCAACGGGCGATAGAGTTGATTACGGTAGAACATTAGAGCCTTTGATTAGAAACAACATCAAGGCAAACTTCTCACATAAGTATAAGGTGAAAAACCCAAAGGGTTTCGAGATGTATAGAAGAAAAGATAAACCATACTTGACCGCGACCCTTGACGGAACAATGGCTTCTCTCACTGACCCAAAGGAAAAGTGGATAATCGAAATCAAAACTCATGACATGGGTGACAGTGAAGATAGAGCCAAATGGGAAAGCAAAGAGATACCGACTAACTATCTCATTCAATGCTTACATTACTTGAATGTTCTTAATGACTATCAAGGCGTGTTGTTCGTAGCCAAGTTACGCTACATGAACTTTGAAGCCAATGAGCCATATAAGGAAACAATCATGTATCTCAAAATTGAACGCAAGGACTATGAGCAACAACTCGCTGACCTTGAAACCGCTATCACAAACTTTTGGGAACACAATGTGTTACCACATATCCCACCAACAGTAAGCGGACTATCACTTATGGAGGAAGAAAGCAATGAACAATAACTTTGTTTGGAACGAAGAAACACATACTTACGAAATCGTAAAAGAAAGCCTTGTCGATGTGGCTAAAAGAAACATCGCTAAATACCAAGAACTTACCAATGTTGTCATTCAAAATGACGCTGATTACAAGCGTATTAAAGACGCGAGAACTGAACTCAACAAAGCGGTCAAAGAAGTGGCTGACGCTCGTAAGCAAATGACAGCGGTGGCATTAAGTTTATTCTCACCTCAATGCAAAGAGATTGAGAAACTCGGTGCGCAAGTGGCTGGTCAATTAACAGCCATGCTCGACGAATATAAAGGCGTGACTAAAGACACAACCTACAAAATTACAGTGTCCTCACTTGATAAGAAAGCAATCGAAAAGGTAAAAGAGTTTGCCTTAAAGTTCGGTTGCGAAGTCAAAGAGGCTGGTGAAAAGAAAGAAGGTAATGAATAATGGCACAATTCAGTGTAGCAATTCAACAACCAAAATGGTTGAAACTCATTAACGATACTCTCGGTGACAAAGACACCGCTAAACAATTCATCGCTGACATCTCAACAGTTGTTAGTGGCAACTATAAGTTACAACAATGTGACGCTGGCTCAATCTTAACCGCTGGCTTATTAGCACAAAGTCTTAAACTACCTCTTGCCCAAACATTAGGCTTCGCTTATGTCATTCCTTACGGTGACAAAGCACAATTCCAAATCGGTTGGAAAGGTCTAGTGCAACTCGCACAAAGAAGTGGTCAATTCAAACGCTTGGGTGTCCGTGATGTTCACGAGGGTGAATACATCGGTCAAGACAACTTCGGTGAGGACTTATTCAAGTTCGACCACAAGTATGACGATAAACCAATCGTGGGCTACTACGCATACTTCGAGTTACTTAATGGCTTTGTTAAAACTCTCTACTGGACTAGAGAACAATGCGAAGCACATGGCACAAGATACTCACAAGCGCATAGTGGAAAGAACAAAGGTGGCGAGTTTGATAACTGGTCTAACATGTTCGACGCTATGGCGGAAAAGACAGTCATGAAGCAACTCTTAAACAAATACGCACCATTAAGTGTCGAGTTACAAAAAGCCGTAATCGCTGACCAAGCCGTCCTCAATAATGACTTATCCGTTAAAGAGTATGTCGATAACGACGACAAGCCAAAAGCCCTCGACCAAAAGCCAAGCAATAACCTTGTTATTGATACTGGTGAAGATAAGGTAGAGGAAAAGAAGGGGGAATAGTTGTTGTTTAAGGGGTTAGTAATAGTGAAGGATACTCTACTACTACCTACACTAGAAAGATTATTTATATTTCTAGCAACAAAAGGCAAAGATATATCTAACATACTAGCCCCTTCTAGCAACAAGTCAAAGATATGTTCAATCTTAAAGACTACAACTTGAATGAAAGTGTAATCACATGGATACACACGCTAATAAAAGACAACCAAGACTTTGACGAGAGTAGGTTTGAGGAATGGTTGAAAGAAAAGAATGTAGCGTTCAAGAGTAACCCAAGTGCATGGCTAAAGGTGGTGTTTCCTAAAGAGTTAGAGAAGGGTGTATTCAATCGAATAGTTTATATTCCCGCTACTACACCAATCTTCAATGCTATGAGGGAAAGAAACATCATAGTTAAAACTACTGACACCATGTATATAGACCTAATGCTTCAAGCAATATGTAGCAAACTAGGTAGAACGCTCAACAAAGATAAGACCGAAGAAAAGATAAGCGAATGGATAAAGGGAAGTATCGACTACATCTTAAAGAAAATCGAGAAGCCTTCTACTACCGAGTTTATCGCGGTGTTCAAGAAATCTAAATCAGTGCAAGCATTAAACATTGACTGGGAAGCCATTGACAAAGAGGCTAAAGAACTCAATGCCAAGTGGGACAGCACTATGAAAGAACTAGAGGATATGCCAAACAAAGACGAAGAACTGAAATGGGACGAAATCATGACAATTCTCAAATGTGATAGTGAAGAAGAAATGCAAGCAACCTATAAGCAAATCATGAAAGCGAGAGAAGAAAATGACCGATAGAGAACAAGCGACCTATGACTTAATCGTTAGAAATAGCGAGCAAGGATACATCACTACTCAAAGAGAAATCTATGAGAACTACCCTTATGACCCCGAAGAACGCAAGGACGGTTATAGGTGGAATGATAACCCAAAAGTCCATGACCATTGTTCTATGGTATGGCAAGACATCAATCGCATTAACCAAGAGCAAGGCAAGAAGCCGATTATCTATGGTGACTATGTGTATGTTGTCCCACACAATTTCAAAGAACTAGCAATGTTCGTTAAGAAAGCATACTGGGACAAAGCAATGACAAGTTTGAAAAGATGTGGCAACCTCTTACGCAAAGGTAAAGCGGACGGCACAGTCAACTTGTTTGACGCTGACGAAGAAGGCGACATGAAAGAATACGAAGCCTTTGTTAAGTCGGTATTTGAAACTAACTAACTACAAGAAAAAACGGTGGTGGGTGTAATTTATGCCATTATTCCTATCCTTTATATCCCCCTCCACCCAATCTAGTGTTTCCCTAATGGAAGGTTTTGACTAGAGCATTTAAGAAACGAGGTATAACTTATGCAAAACAACAATAATAGAGCAACAACAATCTCATTAAGTGGTGGCACAATCGGTTTGATTACATTCATTGTGTTCTTAATCTTAAAACTCACTGGTGCATGGAACGTGAACTGGTTTTGGGTTTGGTTTCCACTTTGGTTACCAGTCGCAATCGGTGCATTGTTCATTGTCATTGCACTCGTGTGTGCCTTAATCGCTAGTAAAATGGAGGACTAATTGTGGACTACGAATTGTTATTGTTCGACCGCATTGAAGTCATTAAGGCTACTGATAAGAAGTATGACCTAGAGCATAATGCCTATTTGAGTTTTAGCGGTGGTAAGGACAGCACAATTCTACATTACTTGCTAGACATGGCGTTGCCAAACAACAACATACCGCGTGTGTTTATTAACACTGGTATTGAATACAACTACATTGTAGAGTTCGTAAAAGAACTAGCCAGTAAGGACAAAAGGTTTGTGATAGTCCAGCCTCGAACACCTATCAAAAAGATGTTGGAAGAAAAAGGTTATCCGTTCAAGAGCAAGGTGTTCTCAAACTGTTGTGGTTTATATCAAAGACTAGGCAAGACTAGAAGCGTGCAAGCGTTTCTTGGTGAGGCTACAACCAAAAAAGGTGTTGAGAAAAAAGGACAATTCTTATGCCCACCTAAACTCAAAGAAATCTTTACTGAAAACTATCCACTAAAAATAAGCGATAGATGTTGTTGGGAATTAAAGAAGTATCCGTCCCAAGATTACGAGCAACAAAGCGGTCGTCACATAACATTAACTGGTATGCGTAAGCAAGAAGGCGGTAGCCGTATCAAACTAACTTGCATTATCAACGACAAGAAGGGACACATCAAAAGTTTCCACCCACTTGTCAAAGTGGATAGTGAATGGGAAAAGCAATTCATTGAAGAAAACCACATTCAACTTTGCAAGTTGTATTACCCACCATTCAATTTCAAAAGGACGGGCTGTAAGGGCTGTCCCTACGCGTTAGATTTGGCTGAATGTTTAGACATCATGGAAGAACATCTACCACTTGAACGCAAACAATGTGAAGCAATATGGAAACCAGTCTATGACGAGTATCGTAGGCTAGGCTACCGACTAAAGAACAAGAAACAGTTAAGTTTACTGGAGGAATAACAAAATGACACTATTAGAAAGTTTGAAGAATTGGCTTGCTGGAAAGTCAAAAACAAGCACTGGCACTTATGTTGGTAGAAACGACCGCAAGTGCAACCACAACAAATATGGTAAGCAAGTTGCTACTGACGGCAACTGTGTTGTGCTACCAAGTGGTGCAATCGCTGTCCGTTATATTGAACAAAAACCACGCACATCAAAGAAAGCCGAAAAGCGTAAAGCAAGACGCTTGGCTATGGGTAGAAAAGCATAGCGGTAGGCTGAAAGAATGAGCATTGATTATCTAAAAGCGTTTCTAGTCAACAAAAAAATCTACTTTGAGGAATTACACCAGCCATACAAGAAATGTCGTTGGAAATGGCTAATACGCTTCAATAACATCGAAGTCTATATGTTGAACTCATGTCGCTTCTTCGTCTTAATCAAAGACGACAATGGTCACATGGCTGACTTCAACTTACACATCAACTCAAAGTTTGAACTAATTAGATATTTGGAGGAAAAGATATGAGTATCATTCACCCAACTGGCAAGGTCGTTTATTACGTTCACGGTAGGCGTTTCTATAACACCAAAGGTGAACGCGACGGAAGAAACAAAGCGGAAGAATATTGCCTTGATAACTTCCTTAACCCCAGTGAAAGCATAATTCAATTTGATAGTGATACCGAAGCCGACTACTACGACTATCTATTAGAGAAACAAAATCGTGGTGAGATTGCTAATCTCGGTCACCATTATCAACTCAAACTACAAGACAAATATGTGAACGCAAACGGGGACATCATTCCCGAAGTAACTTATAACGCTGACTTTATCTACCAAGACTTAACTACTGGTCGAAGAATGGTAGTCGATGTCAAGGGTAGTCCATACTTCATTACTAATGACGGTGGACGCTTCGTATTGCTAAAACAAATCTTTGACAAAGTGTTTGTGGAAAAAGGTCTATACATTCAAATCATTATCCGCGAGGACAAAGAGTGGAAAGAGTGGCGTATCGGTGACAAGAAAAAGTCACAAAAACTTATCCGCAAACAGCGTGAAGAAATTAAGCGATTAAGAGAAGAAACCAAGAAGCAAGCGCAAGCCGAAGCCAAAGCCGAGAAAGAAAAGGCTATGATACTTCGCTATCGTCAATGGCAAAAGAACGGTCATGGTCTTACTAAACAGCAAGTAAGAAGGCTTGAATACCTAGAGGAAAAATACAAAGTATGATTAACGATAAAGAGTGCATGAAGAATAGAGCCGTGAAAGATTGTAGTGAGTGCTGTCGTTATAATGATTGCTTACGCAATGTGCATACTCTATTTGCTAATGACAAAGGTTGTATCGAACTAGGATACGACATCGTAATCGCTAATGTTAATTTCTTTAAGACATCTTGGAAGCGTGGATATAAAAGCACAATCGCTTACTTAACTAAATACTTCAAAAGTCAAACACCAACAATAATCACTGGTGAACAAGTCAATGGTGTATTCGTCCTAGAGGGTTTGATAAAGACTTGTCAAGAAGAATACGGCTCACTCGACCATTGCCACGAAGAACTAGAAAAACGAGTGAAAAAAAAGATTGCTGACCTAGAGCGAAAACGTAGTGAAACACTATCACGAGAAAGAAAGTTTGAACTAACAAACAAGATTAACGAAGTGAAAGGGGAACTGAACTTCTAATGAATAACGTAATTATAACTGGCTACTTTAAGAAAAAGAGCGAACTCAAAAAGACAAAGAACGGTAAAGATTATTACAAGAACACTCTCGTTGTGCCTAGCGATAACAACAAGGGCAACGATTGGATAGACTTCCTCGCCTTCGGTAATGAAGCCATAGCACTGGATAAAATCAACGCTGGTGTGACTATCGAATTAAGAGGTCGCTTGCATAGTAGTTGGCAAAACGAAAAGCGATACAACGAGGTCACTGTATTTGTTGACAAGGTAGTGGCAACAAATAATATACAAGACGAAGAAGCGTTCATGGGTAACGACATGTCGCAAATCGAAGAAGATGTGCCAGTTGGTGAAGCCGACGACGACCTTCCGTTCTAAAGACTATGAGATTATCTAGGTATGACTATCAAGACTTGCTCAACATCGTCAAGGGCGAGGCTTCAATAGAAGAAGTCGCTCAAAAGTATGGCGTATCTATCAAGACCATACGAAAAGAGTGTAATAGACGAGGGATATATCTAGCAAAAAGACCAGTAAGAGTGACACGCACATATAAATATGTGACCGAAGTCACTGAATACGAGAGCGTATATCAATGTGCATTAGCGTTAGGCGTAGATAGTGCCACTATTAAGCGGGCTATTGCTGGTGAATACATACGCAAAATCAACAAATACAAAATCGAATACATCAAGAAGGAGGAATATTATGACGAACAAATCGGGGAAAGATACTCAATTAAGCAAGATTGAAGAAAAGGCTATGACCAAAGCGTTAGTCGAAGAAAACAAAAAGAAAATGGCTAACCAAAACAATCTCATGCACCTAGCCAACTTGCAAAAGATTACTAGACCGAACATTCAAAGTCGTAATGAGATTGACGGAACACTAACTCAATACTTCAACCTATGCACCAAAGATAATGTCATGCCAACAGCAAGTGGTATCGCTATGGTATTAGGCATTACTAGAACACAACTATTAGAGTGGGTGAACGGTGGTGGTAAATATCCTAATCGAGATATTGTTTCCAACTATTACTCTTTACTAGAAGTGTATGACGAAATCTCTATGAAAGAGGGAACAATACCGCCACTAATTGCTATCTTCAACGCCAAGAATAATCATGGCTATAAAGACGAAGTGACTATCAAAGCCACCGACGAAGAATTAAGTGACGAAGAAATCGAAAGAAGATACCGCGAAAAGCATGAAATCGTTAGCGACCAATAGGAGGAAATTAAAATGTTTGACGATATTAAAATTGAAGAAGAAAAACTCAAAAGAGTTGCAAGGCGCGATGTGACCACCGCTGAACAATACATCGTATTTAGAATTAAAGAACTCGAAGATAGTAATGTTGAGTTAATTGGTGAACTCACTGGTGCAAATCGTAGATGTGACTATATCGAACACGACCTTGATAAACAACACGAAGAAAACAAGAGTTTGAAGGTTGAATTAGACCGCGCTCGTGCTGAAATATCAAATCTCTTGGACTTCAAGAACGGTTTACGAAGCATGGTCAAATTATTCGGTTGGAAAACTGGCAAGGTCTTAAACAAAAAGAAATGCAAAACAAGTTATTTCTTAATCGATAAGAACAAAAAGAAAATCGAAGTTGACTTTGACACTTATTTTGCGGTCAACATGATTAACCAAGAAAAATGATAGTCGAGTTTGTGAACTGGTGTTTGCACAACCACATACCTTATGAGCAAGGTAGGAACTGGTGCGACTGTGTTGACTATACAACATTCATAAACTTTTGGATAAAAGGTAAAGTCCACACGTTTTATGCCCTAGATAATGGCGCATATAAAATTGATAACGTAGTGGTGAATAGCATTAAAGATATTGAAGGGGTGTTAGATTGGGAACTATGAGTAGAGAAATGCTAATTAGTGATAGACCAAAATGGTCTTGCAAGATTATGAACTTTGAAAAAGACTGGGAAGTTCGTAGAAAAGTTGACCCTAATTTTAGGGGCTGGGTGAATGTTTATTGCACCTTAAAAGGTGGTAGATTGCTAGAATTATTGGACTGTGAACAACGCTATAAACTTGAAAGAGAATGTGACGAAGAAGATTTGTGTGCTAGTTGTGACATTCTCAATGGTAAAGTGGTGGCTCGCTACTACTGTGACGACATCTATGTGTTTGATATTCAAGACCCAAAAACATGGGAAGATAGTGAGTTCGCTGAACTTATTATGAAGCATGTCGGTATGACACTAGAAGAACTACACGCATACACTGGCGATAAGAAGTTCTATGCTATGCACATTACCAAGTTAGAAATCTTTGATAAGCCAAAAGAGATTAGTGAGTTCAAACAATGCAAATGTTTTACTTGCAAAGAAAAAATAAAGGCTTGTCCGTTGTGCTTTCCAAAAAAACCATTAACTCGTGCGCCACAATCATATTGTTTCGTTCTAGGTGAAGAATAATGAATGTCGCAAAAGAATTGATTATTGCCCAAACTATAATAACAAAAGCATTGTATGTTCTTGGGGCGGTGGATATGAAAAAGATTTTAACCGAAGAAGAAGTGGCGATGTTTCCAAAGGTTAAAGAGGACGAAATGTTCAAGTTAGTTATGTTAGAAAAAGGACTTGAAAAGTAGAATGGCTGTAAAAAAGAAATATATTTTTTATGCAAACATAGGCAATCGCAAGTGGTCTATCCGCTTCATGCCAAAAGAGTTAATGCAAGAAGATAATTACGGAACATGTTGGACGCTCAAAAGGGCAATTGATATTCAAAATTGTTTGGATAGAGGTGAAGCCGAGATAGTTCTTGCTCATGAACTCACACACGCGTTTCTTGCTGTGGCTGGTAAGTTACATGTTGAGGACTTTAGCGAAGAAAATGTTTGTGACTTTGTTGCATGGAACATAGACAACATTATTCAAATACGGGACGAGATAATCTCTAAAAGGTTTGATAACTAAACGAGCGCATAGACGCTCGTTTTCTTTTGCCTTGATAAAATACACTAGCCGATACCTTTCGTGGCTGTGCGTGACTGTTAGGCTAGAAAAAAGGCATAAAAAAAAGAAGGGGTGAGCCGAAGCCCACCCCCAATAGACGCTATTTGTTCAAAAGTTTTGCTAACAATTCATCAAGACACCTTGCATTTCTTATGTGATACTTTTGCAAGACATCTTCGAGTTCACCAAGTTCATCGATAGCCAAAGTCAAGTCGCCATTAGCGTAAAGTTCAATGTCTTTATAACTAGCATTGCCAGTTTGCCAGTCATATAAGTTGTCGTATAATTCACTATAAGGACATTCCTTAATTTCATAAGTGCAAAAGCAATTAGTATCACGTTTTATCTTTTGTGTGTATCTAGGATAGTATCTCATAGCAACACCTCTTACTTGACCTTAATTTTTTTGACTACTCTTTTTTCAAAGTAAACTCTATCTTCGGCATTTACGAAGTCTAGTTTATCCGTTTGTGTTGAGTAGCCTTCTTCTATTGACGAGCAATGAAAGCGGTATCTTAATAAAGGTTGACCATACCAACTTATTTTCCCTCGTGTATTTCCTCTATCTTCAACAAAGGTAACACTTGGCACTTCGCCTTGCTTGCCAACTATAACAATTTCATTATCTTTTTTGTTAAAGTATATTTTCATATCTACCTCCTCAATAATACCCAACGACTTTATATTCAATGATGTCAATATCTTCCGCTTTCACGTTATGCTTTCGTGCAAGTTTGTTTTTTGCTGATTTAAGGTTTATTGCGTCAACAAGCGTTTGCCCTTGCCATTTCACACCATACTTTGTGTATTCATATTCGATACTAAAACAAATCATTTTTTTCTTTTTCCTTTGCTGTGCTAATAACTTCTTATAGTGAATGACTTGTGGGTCACTATCCATATTCTTACGGAAGTTCTCACACTGTTCTTTAGTCCAACATTTAATTTCACTTACTAACACCTATGAAATGAGCCTCCACACTTCCCTCACACATCGCTATCTTTGTGCGAGTTTCTTTAACACCCATTTTAACTAGAGCCTCACCGACTTCAAGTTGTTCACAACCTTTGTGGTCACACACAACTACGCTATCACGCACGCTTGCTGTCTTTAAGCATATACGATAAGGCATGTTTGCTTTAATCAAGCCACTAACGACATCGACACTAGGTCTTTGTGTGGCTACGATTAAGTGGATACCACATGCTCTACCTTTTTGAGCGATACGAACAATGCTTGCTTCGACTTCAAACTTACTGGTCAACATTAAGTCAGCCAACTCGTCAATGACTACGAAGATTTCGTGTTCATAGTGGTTACCTCTTTGATAGCGAGCGTCCATGATGTTCTCGACTTGCTTCAATACATCGATAGCACGAGGTGTGTTACTAATGAATGTTGTGTTGCGGACACCACGATACATGTCTAACTCGCTACCTTTTGGGTCAACGATAATAAGTTGTAATTGCTTACCATAATGGCATAAGAGATTGACTAATAAGTTATGTATCAACACCGACTTACCACTACCAGTAGTGCCAGCGATAAGCAAGTGAGGTATGCTACTGAAATCTAACTTGACTAGGTTATTGTAATTATCTTTTCCAATAACGACATCTCGTTCATTGCACTCGCGCATGCACTGATAGAGTGATAACGTATATGATGTTCCATTGCGAATGAACAAACCAAAGTGGGCTTGCTTCGTAGTGATAAAGTCAATATCTTTGTGGTGATAGACCGCTATCTTTTTAACAAGTGACTTCAAATAGTTCTCGTTGTATTGAGAAACGAAAACCATATCAAACAAGTAGGTATCGCCAAGTGGACTAGATGTTCCACTAACAAACTTAACTTGTAAACCGAGTTCACCGAAGTTAGTTTCTAATACTTTGCCGTTCTCATTGATTGTGCTTTCGTTCATATTCCTCCTCCATGTGCGACACATAACTATCTTGTGACATCTCAATGTCGTATGGTGGCTGGTCAACCAAAACTCTTTTGGCAAAACCGAAGAACTTACGCTTCAAATTATAAAAACCAAGTTTGTTAATACGCTCAATCAACCCGTCCGCAAACTCTACCTTGCGGGCAAATATTTCAAACTTAACTCTTTTCTTTCGGTCGATGTAAACATATCTATTTGTTTCAAACATTATTCCTCCTCCTCATACCAACATTCTTCAATATCCCACTCACCAAGATAATAGTCAAGACGGATATGTTCTTCATAGCCTACGCAATGAGCGAAGATACTATTACCGCACATGCCAGCGATAAATCTTTTTTCCGCACTGGAAAACTCATAAGTTCTTTCGAGTTCATTAAACTCTCTACGCCAGTCGGGCATTTGCTTAAATCTAACAAAGCATTTAAGTGGGTGTTCGTCACCATATTGTCTTGTGACATGATGTTCTTCGTTGTGTTTCCAACATGCTTCCGCTAATTCATGGAAGTCTTTACAAATAACTTTCTTCATTCTATTTTTTCCTTTCGTTTAATGCTATTACCAAACAAGGTAATCTTTTATTTGAGAACGGGTTAAGATAAGTAGTGGTGTCAATACCTATGACCTCTCGTTCCAGTATTTCATGGTCTTTGAGAGTGTTGTCAAACTCTTTGCGCTTGCACGCTACGACTTGACTATCACTAATAAACTTGATGTCGGCATTGCCGTCAAGAAACTTGATAAATGTTTTTAGTTTCATTCTCTATCCTCCAAGCGTTCTTGATAGTCATTGAGATTAGATTGTATGTCGTCAAGGCTGTCTTTAAGTTCGTTAATGTCGTCTAACAAACTATCTAACCAGTCATAGCGTTCTTGTTGCTTCTCGGTTAAGTCGTCCTTGTTTTCATAAGGCTCAATGCTATCGCGTTCTTCTTCGATGTCATTAGCAAGGCTTTCGATTTCTTCAATAGCCTCACACACAGCGTTGTCTAGTTTGCCCAGCACACCCTCGCTGTAAAGTTTCTTCAATGTTGATTTAATTTGTGTTCTTGTTAGGTTAGCCATTACTTATTACCTCCTTCAAATATCCAACCTTCTTTATTGCGTCTATGTTTGACGCGATGTTCTACGATTTCGGCTACTCTTTTCTTACCGACAAATCGAATGTGTTTTGCCTCAACACCTAGTCCGTTTTCAAGCCAAAGCACATTCTTGGTCTTTAAGATTTCGTCAGTGATAGTCTTAATCAAACTATCTTCGGTGAAGCCATAACATCTTTCACCAGTATCTAACCAGTGATTTTCTTCCCCACCTACATAGTCGTTATATAACTTATCAACCGCCCACTTAATGTAGCGTTCATTCTCATTCTTATAAAAACTTTCTTTAGCAACTTCCTCGATGTTGAAGTCAACTTTAAGATAGACAACAAAGTCATGGACGGTCTTGTCCTCGCATAACTCGGTGACCTTTTTATCTAGTTGTTCTTTCGAGTAGCAATGCACTTCTTTGATTTCTAAATTGTTAAGACATACATGAACGAGATAGTGGCTTCCACTTGTGTTAATGTTAGTAACTTTTTTCATTAGCCCAACTCACCTCCAACTTTCTAGCCATAGACAGTCAACAATAGTTTTTGTGCCGTCGTCACTTCTAATAACCCCGTCACAAACTTGTTCAATGCCATACTTGCTAATCAATTCGTCTAATTTTTCTTGGCTAGGATATAACCAAACATATTTTTGTCCGTTGTTGCCCCAGCGAGCCACCATAAGAATAGGTGTGCCGTCCTCTAACTTTGCTTCGTTGCTTTTCTTTCCGTAGTAAGTCATTACTCACCCTCCTCTACAAACTTAATAGCATTTCTCATAGGTCTAGTTTCTTCTTCCCACTTGAAGTTCTTAAAATATGGTAGGTCAAGAGGCTTTAACACTTTGTCATATACTTTCTTACTCACAACACCAGTTTCCATGATGTTGCTAATAAAAGAAGTGGTTTGAGTTTCTTTACCACTAACCTTTTTG